GTTGACGAAAAGTCAGTATGTGGATGGTGAAACAGGAGAAATAATAATTAAAGAACGAGTAAAAAACGGTGAATATTATAAATTAAATCAACAAATAAACTATGAAAACGAAGGAAACAAAAGAATCAAAACAATCACAACAGAATGTAAAAGAAGTAGCCAAAGAAGGCTCTTCTGAAACAATTAGTAGATATGAAGTAAAAGATAGTCCTTTTACAATAATTACAATAGATGGGAAAAGCTTCGGTACGATGGGAGACTATAGACTAACCGAAGAGGGAACATTAAAAGATATAAAAAAACAACTGAAGACAATAACATGGAACAGGATCATACAAGTGATCATGTTATTAGACGAAATGAAAAATAACTTAAAAACAAATAAAAAATGAAAACAGAAATTGGAGGCGATCGCTTAGGATCGGGAAACAAAGAGGCAGTAAGCCTAAAAAATTACAGCAGAAGTACGCACGACTTGGGGTATATCTGGAGAAGTAGTATGAGTAGTGGAACACTAGTACCGTTTATGAGCGAAGTAGCACTGCCAGGGGATTCATTCGACATCGACTTAGATGTAGATGTAAAGACGTTACCAACAGTAGGGCCACTGTTCGGTAGCTACAAGGTACAATTGGACGTGTTCCAGTGTCCAGTAAGATTATATCAAGGAAAATTACATATGAACATGCTAAATATAGGTATGGATATGAGCCAAATATTATTGCCTCAGTTGGAAATGTTTAGTAATTACGATGAAGATAAAGGAGATAACCAACAAATAAATAGTAGTAGTATATATTCATATTTAAATATGAGAGGAATAGGAAGATTTGGGGATAATTATGCAAAAAGATATTTTAATGCAATACCATATTTAGGGTATTGGGATATATATAAAAATTACTATGCAAATAAACAAGAAGAACGAGGATATGTAATACATGCGAGTGAATGGGATAATGGATGGGATACATTTAGCGCAAATGTAACATCAATGGGAGTAACAACAGACGTATTAGATACAGAAATAGCAGTAAATACAACTGTAGTTAGTGGATTTAAGTTGGAAATAGTAGGAAAATGGCAAGCAAATGATGTGCCACAGAATGGAGAGCCAAATTTAGATGAAATAATGTTAACAGTAGATAGTCTATTAGTACCAATAACAACATTGTTTGAAAGTGTAGTAGTAGTAGATGGAGATATAGAAGGAAACATAATAATAACATGTACAAATTGGCAAAGTGTAGAAGGAACAGCAACAGATATCGAGTATGTAGATCAAACGATAAATAATACAATAGAAGTAACAGAAGGAAGACCACAATTAAAAGAATTTCCGTTAGAAAATATAGATGACATGAGAATGGATATTCTAGAAGCAGTAAGAGATACAACGGCATTTGAAATAGTAAGTACTACAACAGCACCGTATGGGTTAGGATTAGGATGGAATGGGACAAATCCATGGGATGCAGGAGAAACAAATTACTATAAAACGGCAAGTCAAGAAGGATTGGGAGTTAAAACATATCAAAGTGATTTGTTTAATAATTGGATTAGTACAGAATGGATTGACGGAACAAATGGAATCAATGAAGTAACAGCTGTAAGTACAGCAGGAAACGAATTTACAATAGATAGCTTAAACTTAGCGAATAAAGTATATAATATGCTAAATAGAATCGCAATAAGTGGAGGAAGTTATGATGATTGGTTAGATGCAGTATATACGCATGAAAGAAGCAAAAGCTGTGAAAACCCGATGTATATGGGAAGCTTAATAAAAGAATTAGGTTTCGAAGAAGTAGTTAGTGTAGCAGATACAGAAGTAGGTGGTGAAGAACAACCGTTAGGAACGTTAGCAGGAAGAGGAAGATTGACAGGTAAAAATAAAGGTGGAAAAGTAAAAATTAAAGTAGATGAGCCAAGTTATATAATCGGACTAGTAAGCTTGACACCTAGAATTGATTATAGTCAAGGAAACAAATGGGATGTTAATCTAAAAACGATGAACGACTTGCATAAACCCCAACTTGATGAAATAGGATATCAGGACTTAATAACAGATCAGATGGCATGGTTTGATACAACAGCAACAACAGGAGGGACGGTAACATATAGTACAGCAGGAAAACAACCAGCATGGATAAACTATATGACAAATGTAAATCAGACGAGAGGAAACTTCGCAGAAGCAAATCAGGAAATGTTTATGACATTAAACAGAAGATATGAAAAGGGACTAACAGGAATACAAGATTTAACAACATATGTAGATCCAAGTAAGTATAATAACATATTTGCACAGACAAGTCTAGATAGCCAGAATTTCTGGGTACAAATTAGTAACAAAATTACAGCACGAAGAAAAATGAGTGCGAAAGTAATACCAAATCTATAAGAAAATGGGATATAAATATAAAAAAGCAGTAAAAAGTCAACTGAAAAGTGTTGAGTGTGTAGAGGGTGAACCAATAGAACACAAAATCGAAAGAATAGTAAGTAATAAGGAACCAATTACAGATGGAGCGCCAAGTATATTTACGGAACGTAAAGAAGGTGTAATAAGTGCGTATAATATTAGGACGGACAGGTGGGAAATAGCAAGTGATGCTATGGATAAAGTAAGTGGAAGTGTGCAAGCAAAAAGAGATGCAAAAGCAGCAGTAAAAACGGAGACAGAAACTAAAGTAGTGAAGTTAGAAGTGGATAGCGGAGCTAAGTCAACAGAAGGCACAAAAGAAGCTTAATAAAATTAAATGGGGGAGTAAAATCCCCCTTTAATAAAAGCAGGTGGTACGCATCTGTTCTTATATATGAACTGAAGGTATATCGCTTTGAAAAAGCGCGAAATAAAAATTTAAAAAATAATAAAAATGAGTTTACTAAAAATGTTAGGAAAAGCAGCAGGGTCAGCATATGGATTGTATCAATCAAATTATGCAAATCAAAAAGAAGATTGGAATGCTAAAAGACAACAACAAAGACAAATGGAATTAAATCAGCAAGGGCATGACTTGCAGATGGATATGTGGAATAAAACAAACTATGGAGCACAGATAGATCATATGAAACAAGCAGGATTAAACCCTGCGTTGATGTATGGAATGGGCGGCGGCGGCGGAGCGACGACGGGAAGCCAAGGAGGTGGAGCTGCAGCAAAAGGAGTTGGACAGAAACAAATGGGTATAGAAGGATTAATGGCAGCAAGTCAAGTAGGATTAAATGATAGCTTAGGTAAAAAAGCACAACAAGAAGGAAACTTAGCGGAGACTAAAGCTGATGAAATAAAAGGAGATGTGATAAGTCCAGAAACACAAAGCAAAATAGATTTAAATGCAGCAGGAATAGAACAAATAAACAAAAACATAGAAAATTTATCACAAGGTATAACAGAAAGTGAAGCAAGAACAGAAGGATATAAAGTAAAAGCAATGCTAGATAGGTTGGATCTAAGTGGATTGATAACATCAGGAGCAATACCATCAGACCAACCAATATTTAAAGCAATGCTAAGATTGTCACAAGGGACAATAGATGCATTTGTAAAAGGATTTAAAAAAGCGTTTCCAATGATGGCACCATATATATCAACGCAAGGAGATATAAATAAAGGAAATGAAGAAAAGTTACAAAAGGCATTAAAAGAGTACTTAGAAAGAGAAGATGATAACTATGATGAAAAGAATAGAAAATATGAGAAGTAATGTGTTTATATCCGAAACTGATAAAGAATAGGAAATATGTAGCGAACAAAAAAAATAAGGGAGTAATCCCTGAAGCAGTAGATAAGCGGGTACTTTATGTACCCGTGGGCTGTGGAAAGTGTATGGAATGTAGAAAACAGAAAGCAAGACAATGGCAAGTAAGACTACAAGAAGATATAAGAGTAAATAAAAATGCAAAGTTCGTGACGTATACGTTCAGCGAAAGAGAATTACAAAAATTAGATAACGAAATAAAAGGATTAACAGGATATGATAGAGACAATGAAGTATGCAGACTAGCGGTAAGAAGATACACGGAAAGGTGGCGAAAGAAGTATGGGAAAACATTAAGGCACTGGTTAGTGACAGAATTGGGACACCAGAACACAGAAAGAGTGCATATGCACGGTATTGTGTGGACAGACGAAAGGAAGGATATAAAAGAGATATGGAAATATGGTGGGGTATG